GTTGACTGTAGGTTATTAGCAGGCTCGACAGCCGTGGCTCTAATTATATTAGCCTCGTATCGTTTATCCGACATTATGAAAGTCCTCCATGACCGTTGGAGCAAGCAGAAAGAGTGCTTCTGGAAGTTGTTAAATCACCGAAGTCTGTGGCATTACCCGTTGACGCAATTTCAACATATTGGATTACATTGGTGGCAGACCCAGTATTTCCACCGCCAAATACCCCTCTTGTGCTATTCGCAGCTCCTGCCAACATTGCATTCGCAGCCAACAAATCTCCAAAGTCAGTTGCATTACCCGTTGAGGCTATAGTTACATAATCTATTACATTTGATCTATTTCCACCTGCTTTAAAACCACCGCCTCGCACTGCCCTTGTCGAATTAGAACAAGCACCAGAATAACCTACATATTCTGTAAGATCGCCAAAATCTGTAGAGTTGCCTGTTGAAGCTATAGTAATATATTGGATTACGTTATAATAGTTGTAAGAGGCGTCTCTGCCACCAGAGAAAATACCCCTTGTTGATGAACCGCAACCCGCTAAACCTTCCCTAGCATTAAGTATGTCACCAAAATCTGTAGAGTTGCCTGTTGAAGCTATGGTAATATATTGAATAACATTTATTGGAGTGTCTGTCGGCACAATACCGCCTGCAAAAACACCTCTTGTAGATGACGAACAGCCGCCCATTCCATAAGTTGTGTTAAGTAAGTCTCCAAAGTCTGTAGTATTGCCAGTTGAATCAATAGTTACATACTGAATTGTATTTATTAAGGTTGAACTAGCATTTGTACCGCCCGCAGTTACTCCTCTCGTTGAACTTGCAACCGATGAAGTATAATCTACACCCTCAGTAAGATCACCAAAATCCGTAGCATTACCCAATGTTATTATTACAACATAATCAATTACATTTGTTCTGTTGCCGCCACCAAAAAATAAAGCGCGAGAAAGGTCTGGTTGTTCAGGCCAAGCACTAGCATTCTGCATCTGCGTTGTGAGCGACCATACACCTTGATAATTTGGCATTATGAAAGTCCCCCATGACCATTAGAAGTACCTGCACTTTTAGTCCCATCTTCACAGTCACCAAAGTCAGCACCATTACCTAATGATGCAATAGTCACATAGTTTAATACTGCATTTCTTTGAAACAACGCCCTAGTTTTACTTGACCCTGCATATCCATCGCTATGTGTTCCATCTAAATCTCCAAAATCTGTACCATTTCCTGTGCTTGCAGTGGTAAAATACTCTATTACATTGACCTCTACTGAACCAGTATAACCACCACTAACTAAAGATCTAGTAGAACTTGCACATGTTGCTGTACCTGTTTTAGCCGCACTTAAATCTCCAAAGTCTGTTGCATTACCAGTAGAGCTTATAGTTATGTAATCAACAGTGTTTACAATAGTCATTATGTATTACCCCCAAAGAACACACCCCTTGTTGTGTTACTAGTTCCTGAGTTCATAATTTCCCTACCAACGGTTAAATCCCCAAAATCAGTTGCATTTCCAGTATTTGCTATAGTTATATACTCTATGACATTTGATGATCCTCCTGCTCCTGCAAATACGCCTCTGGTATCATTTGCTAAACCTGCACTTAACCATTTGTTAACGGTCAAATCACCAAAGTCTGTTGCATCTCCTGCACTAGCAGGGTTTACATAATCCATTGTCTTAACAAAACTACCTGTAAAACCGCCTCCTGCTACTGATCTGGTTGCATTACTTAAAGCTCCAAAGTGTGATCTTCCTTGCGTCAAGTCTCCAAAATCAGCTTCATTACCTAATGATGCAATATTAACAAATCTAATATCTACAATCTCATTTCCTGCGATAGCTAACCTACCACCAAATCTGAGCATACGAGAAAGATCAGAAAGCGGGGTTACACTCCCACTCGCATCACTAGGCGCAGAATAGCCAAACGCATTATAAGCCCAAACATTAAACGTGTAGGCAGTGCCGTTTGTTAAACCAGTAACGGTGATGGGTGATGATGAACCTGATGTGCCTATGCCATCATTTGATGTAGCGACATACCCAGTAATAGCAGATCCACCAACATCAGTCGGCGCTGTAAATGAAACTGTCGCCTGTGAAATTCCTGCGGAAGCACTAACACCTGTAGGGCTGTCTGGTGCATTTAGCCCATCTTGACCTATAAAGCCGCCTCTACCTCTAGCCATGTGCGACTCCTATTAGTCGGTGATTTGCTCGTAGCTTACAATTACTTCTAAATCGTTTGCCGTACCCGCAGTTGCAGTTATCGAAGTATTCTCTTCTAAATAAATTGCGGTGCTCTTGTCCAACACAATCAATGATGCGTCAGCAGGAACAGACACGGTTGCAACAAGCGAGTATGCTGTGCCGCCTCCTGATGCCGCGCTGTGTACATCTATGGTTATATCACAAGCATTTGTTCCATCTACGTTAGCAACTTGGATCATGTTCACTTTTAAAACATCATCACTAGATGCTGCGTTGCTTAGAAGTGTAGTCTGTGATGTTGAACTCAACGCAACCACTGCGGTTTTTCCTAGTATTGAGCTTACATTTACAATATTCGGTGCAGCCATATCTTAGCCTCCTTTAACCAAAAACTATAGCCATAGCTATGGC